TTTCATGGGAAGGCTGCATGGATCAAGTAAAAAAATATGTTGAGAGAGTTGAGTCTGCTCTCAAATGCGCTAATGATAATCAGACAAAGTTGACAGAAAAGCAAATCAGTGAAGTCAAAGGATTATCTGGAAAAAAGATTCGAATTCTTCTAAATGAACTTGTGAAAGATGATACCAACTATCTAGAGGTTGGCACATTTACAGGCTCTACATTTATCAATGCAATGTATGGCAACAAGCCAAAATCTGCATTCGTAGTTGATTCATTCTCGGCAAAAGATAGTTGGGAAATGGATATGAAAGTGGACGTTGAGTATTCTGGAATCAATGTCAAGAATGGACTATTTCTATATTTTCTAGACAACTGCGAAGATAATGGCATCACAAACTTTACCTGCATACAAGGCGACTGTTTCGATCTTCTTCCGCCAGACAAGTTCGACATTCGTGATATCAACACGTATCTGTTCGATGCAGGACATACAAAAGAAGATCACACTCAAGCAATCACATACTATGTGAATTCTTTATCAGATGTATTCATTTATATTGTCGATGATTGGAATACAGAAGCGGTCCGCGAAGGAACTCGATTGGGATTTGAATCGGCATATGTCAAAGTTCATAAAGAATGGGAAATATTCGGCAACACTCAAAAAGTAAATGATGAAATTCACTATGATCCAGATTGGTGGAATGGCTATTATATTGCTGTCTGCGAAAAGCCATATGGATTTGTATATCCTGAAGAAGAAATTGATATCAAGCCTTTGTGGATAACAATTTCAGGAACTATTGGAGAAACATAATGAACCCATGTATCGCATCTATATTCATGAACAATATTGATCAAAAACTTGTTGCTCTACAGAAACAAGTTGTTGAGAAATATAATGTATCAAAGATTCCACACTATCATGTATACACAGAGGCACCTCCTGGCTATACAATGGATAAACTTGTTGATATGCTCGAACAAAAAGGGCATGATGCAATTATGTTCTTGGACATTGATTGTTTGCCTCTGGAAAATAATGCACTCAATTACTTTTTCGAAAGAGCATATATGGGGAAGGTGATTGGCTCTGCACAGCGAAGCAATCATATACAGAATGATCAACATGTTTTCTGCGCACCACATAACGTAACATTCACTGTTGAAATGTATCGTAAACTTGGCAATCCTTCGTTTATGCCAAACTATCGTGGTGATGTTGCAGAAGAATTGACTTTTAGAGCCAGAGAGAGTAATATACCTATTGAGATCTTGATGCCGCTGCGTTATGATGCACCGCCAATTCGTATGGATTGGGAACCAAAGGATGCACCACCATACTGGGATCTTGCTGATGGTATGCCGAAGTATGGCATCGGCACAACATTTGGTCTTACAAATAGAGATGGTACAACAATGGATTTGTTCTGGCATATGTACCAAAGTTTTCATCCAGGACAAAACGAAAGATTTACAAAGAAGTGTGAGGAATTACTCAATGGCTAATCGTAGTGACTTTTTTAGTGCAAAACTTCCACGCAGCATCAAGCGCATGCTTACAATGGGTCAAGTTTATAACTTTACTGGTGATCAACATGCACGTGGTGATCTTCGTCGATCAATGATAAATGCTCACGCCAATCATGTTGGCTTCAAGATGAAGCGACATAATACTGAAAATCGTGATGCAGGTGATAGTGAATAATGCACTCTCTCAGAGAACTAAATGACTTTATGGTCTCTAAAGAAATAGAGATCAAAGAGTTTGGTGGTTGGTATATCAAAGTTGGCAAAGATACTTGGACAATGGCACATGATGTTTTTTATCGAAACGGATTGCCGCAAAGTCTGAGAGAAAAAGATTTATTTGATAATTACAAAAGGAAGAAACAAAATGTCGAACATCAAAGCACTGAAACTCGTAAGTGGCGAGGAATTAGTAGTAGAAATTACAAATGAAGAAGGGGATCTAATCACCTTCAAGAATCCTGTTGCTTGCGTAATGCAACGTCGACAGGATGGTCCTGCTCTTGGATTTATGCCTTGGATGCAAGCCGCTGATGGTCCTTTCACAATCAGTCGTGACAAGATTATTACTGCTGGTGATGTTGCCGAGGAAGTGAAAAACGGGTATAATCAGATCTTCGGTGCAGGAATTGTCGTTCCTCCCAAGGATTTGATTTTGGGGTAATATGTCCGATTTTTATACTAACATCTGCGTCTCTGGAAAGTTTATTCTCTTCAGAGGCGTAGAGAATGATAGAAGGGTCAGACGGAAGGTTGAATTCCGTCCGACCTTGGGAATAATCGCTATGAGTATGCTTATATTGCTGATGAGTATCCTGACGATATTCTTTGGGATGTCAGTAAAATACTTATTGCCTATCTTGATATCGAAGTTGGATCCGAAAACGGATTTCCAGAACCAAGAGATGCAAACGAATCAATCACAGCAATCTCTATCAAAGTCAAGGGTAATTATTTTGTGTTTGGTTGCGGCGATTATAACAAGCATCGTGACGACGTGCACTATGCAAAGTGTCGCGATGAGTCCGACCTTATACGAAGATTCCTCGACTTATGGACAAGATGGCATCCAGATGTAGTCACTGGTTGGAACGTCGAGCAATTCGATATTCCATATCTTACGAATCGTATCACCAAACTCTTTGGTGAAGATGAAGCCAAGAAACTTTCTCCTTGGAATCGTATCAGCAAACGCGATACTGTGATGATGAATCGTCCTGTGCAGTTCTATGATATTTCTGGAATTGCAATTCTTGATTACATTCAACTCTATCGCAAGTTTACTTATTCACAGCAAGAGTCGTACAGACTAGACAATATTGCTCACGTTGAGTTGGGTGAAAAGAAATTAGATTACTCTGAATTCGAAACGCTGCACCAACTCTACAAGCACGACTATCAAAAATTCATTGAGTATAACATCAAGGATGTCGAGTTGGTCGAGAAACTCGAAGACAAGATGAAGTTGATTGAGTTGGCGTTGACTCTTGCTTATGACAACAAAGTAAACTACGATGATGTGTTCACGCAGGTTCGTATGTGGGACGCGATTGTCTACAATTACTTGTTGAAGAAAAAGATTGTCATCCCTCAAATGAAGAAGGGATCAAAGAGTTCGCAGTATGAAGGTGCTTATGTTAAGGATCCAATCCTTGGCATGCACGAATGGGTTGCGTCATTTGACTTGAACAGTCTGTATCCGCACTTGATCATGCAGTATAACATTTCGATGGAGACTTTGATTGAACCAACGAAGTATACTGATAACATGCGTGGCTTTATTCAGAACTGTAATGCTAACGTTGAAAATCTACTCAATCAAGAAGTTGACACTGCAATTCTAAAAGATCTTGGTGTAACTGTAACACCAAATGGTCAGCTGTTTCATGTGAACAAGGGTCAAGGTGTTCTGCCTGAGATTATGGATAGCATGTACAAAGACCGCACACGCTATAAGAAGTTGGCAATTGAAGCCAAGAAGAAAATCGAAACTGTTCTTGAAGATAAGAATCAAGTGCAGTATCTCGAGAAACAAGTCGCGCGATATAATAATCTTCAGTTGGCAAAGAAAGTTACTCTGAACTCTGCTTACGGTGCACTTGGCAATCAATACTTCCGCTTCTTTGATATTCGTATCGCCGAGGGCATTACTACAGCAGGTCAGTTGTCTATTCGTTGGATTGAAAAGAAGATCAACGAGTATATGAACAAACTTCTCAAGACTCAAGATGAAGATTATGTGATTGCTTCGGATACCGATTCGATCTATCTGAATATGGGTCCATTGGTCAAGAAGTTGTATCCGAATGTTGATGACACTAAAAAAGTTATCAAGTTTATGGATAAGGTTTGCGATGATAAGATTCAACCGTTCATTGATGCATCGTATGAAGAACTGAAAGAATATGTCAATGCGTATCAGCAGCGCATGGAAATGAAGCGTGAGTCTCTTGCAGACAAAGCAATCTGGACTGCGAAGAAACGATATATTCTCAACGTGTATAACAGCGAAGGTGTGGCGTATGCCAAACCTAAACTCAAGATCATGGGTCTTGAGGCTGTCAAATCTTCTACACCGTCTGCTTGTCGCACGAAGATTAAAGAAGCAATCAATATTATCATGACCCAAACTCAAGATGATTTGCAGGTACACCAATTCATGTCAAGGGTGCTCTCGTTTACAATCACTTCTTGCGTGAACTGAATCTCACAAAACGATACCAGCAAATTCAAGAGGGTGAGAAGATCAAGTTTGTTTATCTCAAGCAACCAAATATCTTCAACAACAACACTCTTGCATTTTTGTCTGGTTTACCAAAGCAACTGGGTGCTGAGCAATATATTGATTATGACTTACAATTTGATAAGTCATTTCTTGAGCCTCTTGATATCATTTTATCTGCTATTGATTGGCAAAGTGAAAAGGTTGATTCACTAGATTGCTTTTTTGAATAAAATGTTTTATAATAGATTAGTCCCCAAACGGAGAAATACACATGAGTTTGCTTGAAAAACTAAAGAAGAATACGACAATCAAAGACACTGCGATTCTTGCCAAGTCTAAGTTCTTTGCTGCAAAGGATATGATTCAGACCAGCATTCCTGTAGTGAATGTTGCGTTCTCTGGTGATCTTGATGGAGGCTTCACTCCTGGTCTCACGATGTGGGCTGGTCCGAGTAAGCACTTCAAGACTGCATTCAGTCTCTTGATGGCAAAGGCATATCAAGACAAGTATCCTGACTCAGTTGTTCTGTTCTACGACTCTGAGTTCGGCACTCCACAAAACTATTTCACTTCGTTTGGTATTGATACCGATCGCGTTGTTCATACTCCGATTACGGACGTTGAGCAGTTGAAGTTTGATATTATGCAGCAGTTGAGTAACATCGAGCGCGGCGAGCGCGTGATGATTGTTATCGACTCTATCGGGAACTTGGCTTCGAAGAAAGAAGTTGAGGATGCGATGGATGGCAAGTCAGTCGCTGACATGAGTCGTGCAAAGCAAATTAAATCCCTGTTCCGTATGGTGACACCACACCTTACA